ATGTAATACGAGTTCGATTCTCGTACCCACTACTATCTGATTATCAGCCTCTTACAAACAAGTAAGGGGCTTTTTTATTGCCCTATATCTATATCAAAGTATCGTTTTTAGGCGTTATTGACGGGTATTTTCAAAAGAAAAAATGCAAATTTAATGCAAATTTTCATCTTGCATTATTATCGCGCTATCCCGTTTATACGCTGTTTGCGTATATATACTAAAAATGATAATAATATGGCAACAGTTAGTTTTTACTTAGACACCCGCAGAGAAAAGAAAGACGGTACATTTCCGGTTAAGCTACAAGTCAGACACAAAGGACAAATAATGTTATGCACTGATTTTTGCGCTACGCCGGAAACATGGACGGGCACAGAGTATAATAAGAACGCAAAGAATCATAAAACTAAGAACGTAGCGATTCGGAATCTCATTAATCGTGTTGAAATGTTACTTGTTATACTTGACGATAATCAGAAGTTAAGAGGAATGAGCGATAAAGCGTTAAAAGACTACATTATAAAATCTATCAAAAACGAATCGACCTGTAAAACTTTCGTAAGCTACATAGACGAGTTTGTAGCAACAAAATCAAAGGAAAATACAATCGTTTTATATAAAGCGACAAAAAATAAGATTCTCACCTATGATCCAACCTGTACATTTGAAACAATGACAAAGAAATGGCTAGAATCGTTCAATAAATGGCTAAAAGATACCGGAATAAAAACAAACTCGATTTCAATCCATTTAAGGAATATTAGGGCGATTTTCAATCACGCGATAGATAATGAGGAAACGGAACTATATCCATTTAGAAAGTTCACAATAGAAAGGGAGGAAACTAGAAAACGATCGTTAAAACCGGATCAACTTATTACCCTAAGAGATTTCAACGGAGAAGAATATCAAAAAGAGTATCAAGACATATTCATGCTTATGTTTTATCTAATCGGAATAAACGCAATAGACTTATTTAACCTCAAACAAATAGTTGACGGACGCATAGAATATAAACGAGAAAAAACCGGAAAGCTATACTCTATCAAAGTAGAACCGGAAGCAATGGAGATAATAAACAGGTATAAAGGAAATAAATTTCTACTAAACACGCTCGAAACCAACGATTACAATTATAGAAAGTATATGGCAGCAATGAATAGAGGTTTGCAAAAACTGGGAAATTTCGAACGAAAAGGATTAGGCGGGAAAAAGATTAGAGATATTTTATTTCCCGACATCACCTCGTATTGGGCGCGCCATACATGGGCTACAATAGCGCATAAAATAGGAATATCGAAAGATGTAATATCTTTAGCTTTGGGGCATGAGTTCGGATGCAAAACAACCGGAATTTATATAGATTACGATTTAGAGCAAATAGATAAAGCGAATAGAAAAGTAATAGACTATATTAATTCGTTATCGCTTTAACCAGGTTAAACACTTATAGCCCCACAATCAGCACTGTTACGGGGCTTTCTCGTATTACTTCTTTAAGAAGTTTTTATAAATACAAAGAATATCCTCTATTTCTGAATTGGATAAATCATCCCTCTGAAAAGGAGCGGGTAACATATTTTTCAAAACTCGAATACCTTTAATTTTCCCTAATACTTCATTTGCTCCTTTCTTGGTTCCACTATGTAAATAGATCGCATCTGGAAATATCCCTAAAAATGCACCTATCCGATGCGAGGTATCATATATGCAAAGCTCTCCTATATTGTCTACCTTACAATCTTGTATTATTTTAAATAGCTCATAAAAACTACGAACTTCTTTAATTTCATCTTTCATTAAAAGAATTCTATCGCAAAACTTCGATAAATGATCGGTATTAATACGTCGCTGATGGCTATGTTTATGCCCTCTCGTATCTCTAGCGTTAGCCGCCAATCTTATCGCATCATCTATCGTTGTAGATTTTTCCGTATCATTTAAAACAGAATCACAAGAGACGTGTTTTTTATAATGATTAATAATAACGATATATTTATCATCCCTACTCATGGAGTCGGTTATAAATAAATCATCGAAATAATCAGAATACTTACAGCATCTTCCTTTAGGTTTTCTTACAGTAATACATGCCATATTCATAAATTTAAAATCTATGCAAAAATACCCACTCCTTGCAAATAAATTAGTTAAACAGGATATGCTTAATAACATACATCCAAAAGCCCCAACGACACTTAGTCTAGGCTCATTCCTTTTGGAGTAAATAACGTATTGTCTCTCACTTTCGGAAATTAACAACTTTTCCCGTAGAGAGATGATATAACAGACATTCACGTCTGCATACAAATTATTTTTCAATTTGAATATTATTCTACTAATTATAAGAGAACATAAAGATTAATGACTCTAGCATTTTACTAAAGCATGAGAATTGCTATTAGGAAATCTATTGTATACTAAATTTAATTTGAAACTAATTATAATGGTTTATCCTCTTTTATTCTATTCTTCGTAATCCAAACCAAATATTCAACACCTAAATTAGTTATATATATATTATTATCTTGCTTAATAATTAACATACTACTATACAAAAAAGACAAATAGTCCCCTAGTTCCCAACTGTTTAATATTTCAGAAAATTGCAGTCTAACTTTACTATAATATTGAGATACATCTTCTTCTGAAATTCCATCAGAAGAATTTAACAACCTCAATAAACGTATCTGGCTGCCGAAAATAGCTATATTAATTTTCTCGAAAGTTAAAAGCAATTGGCTTCCTGCTAAATGCCTTAACAATACTTTAGTAGTTTCCCCTGTTATATCAAATCCTTTTTCTACAAGTTCTTTTTTAATGTTATTTTCTATGTCTGCGATAACTACAGAGTTGCCTATTCTGTCAATTAATTCTTGAACAGTATCATTGTTTACAGGTTGTAAAACATTTGGCTTATCAGAATAATAATCTCCAAAAATATTTGTGCTTTGTTGTTTTTGAGTTTGCGTATTTGTTATTGATATTATATGAGAAATTAATTCGGTATTCCTCTGCTCCAATTTTTTATTCTCCTTTTCTTTATTTTTTATTTCTCTTTTAATTGATACAATTTGACCGATTGAGAAATTGTCAAATGATTCTGCAAGAACAAGAATTAGTAATATAGATAATAGAAAAAATATCCCATTCTTAAATTCTCCATATGGTTCAACACAAAAAAAATTAAAAAAAATCATACTAGCAATACCTAAACAAAAAAGTATGATTAAAATTCGTACAAACCAGTTTTTGGGATTGTTTTCCATATTTTCCATTGTATTATATTAGCTATAGATTTTATATAAAATAAGTAACTAGAATTGAACACAGGTTACAATTTTACCACAAAAGTAATTATTTATTCAAAAAAAACAATAGCTGTTAAAAAAAAGATGAATTTAAACTTAGAACTCACAACTAAATAATATGCCTCATATCAAAAAATTAAAGACCTTTTACCTGTTCGTTAACAAGTAATCTTCTACTTCTTTTTCAAACGATAAGTCAACCATCCAATCACACAAGCAATAACCAGCACGAATGCCCATCCGCCTAGCTCCATCTTTAAACTTTGCCATCTGTTCAACTTCTTTTCGACCGGATAAGGCACACGAATAGAATCGTTTTTAAGAATAGTATCGGTGCGATTCGTTGTTAAGTAGCGATACAGATACTTATATCTATACTGATAGACTGTATCACCCTTTACGAGCGTATAAATACTATCACGCTGATAGATACTATCAATCCGGATGCTATCGCGCGTTTTGTATTCAGTGCGAACGGATTCAACCGGGATATATTGGGTTCGGCAAGACGTAAAACACGCCGCTAATATTAACAGTATAATAATATAAACTAGCCGTTTCATGGTCGAACTACTGTATTACGCAAGAAATTAGGGAACTCGGAGCGTACATCAAAACAGGGGCACGCCTTTATATATTCTTTCGGCTCTACCTCTCCGCTTCCGTCCAGATCGGGCGAAGTATCACGATGTCCGAGAACCTCGATTATCTCATATTCTTTGCAGAGTTTAGCAACCAACTCGCGCAAAGCCGCTCTTTGGGCGATCGTTCTTGTGTCTGCAGACTTTCCGTTTGCATCCAAACCACCTATGTAGCAAATACCAACACTATGTTTATTATACGAAGATTCGCTAAAACCCTTCGTATTACAATGCGCTCCGTCAACCGCTAAAGATCTCCCTTTTTCTACCGTCCCATCAATCCGGATAACATAGTTATATCCGATCTGGTTAAATCCGCGTGCCCGGTGTATACGATCAATGTCTTTTGCGGTCAAATTCTGCCCGGCGCGCGTAGCCGAACAATGGATGATAAGCGAATCTATTTTATTCATTGCTTTCTTCTTTATTTTGATTATTAATTGTAATTGGTCTACGCGGCGGAGTTCTCCGGCTGCACTCGCTGTCTGGTCTATCACATCGGTTGTGTTCCGCATCCTTAAAAGCTAATTCAAGCTCGTAGTATTTACGCATCCAATTTTGCGCCTCTGCCTGTGCGGTTCTCCATTCTCGATAAATCGTATCTACTTTCTCATCACGTTGTTTTAATCGTTCGTCGTACCGCTCGATCTGCTTGTTTAGATTGTCAATGATAGAAAGTAAATTTTGAAGTTCCATAGAATCCGCCGTAGCCTTTTCTTTTCTAGCGTTCGTTTTTCGATTCGCTAGAAAAGTAACAGTAAATCGGATCGCCTCTAATCCTCCTAACGCTCCTATGATTTTTAACCATTCGTCCATATTTTTATTTTATGTATTTCATATCGCTTTGGGTAGCTCTTATTCTACCGATAAAGCCTCATTAACCGCTACCTGAACAAAAGCGACGAACCCCGTACTCACATATTTTTTAATACTTTCCGCCTGTTCGGGAGATACTTCTACCTCACCGTTCTTGTAGATGTTTTGAGCTAATTCCAACTCGCCCAAATCGGCGGTTTTCTGATAGATCGCATTTCCTAACATTTTTGCAATATCGACGGTACTGTTATTCCCTTCGATGTCTTTTACTTGAATTTCTCTAAAGTCTATTTTCATAATTATGTGATTTGATTATTATCCCCAATATGCATTATATAAAATGCCATTTTTAAACTGCAACACGCGAGTCTGCTGCCTTCCATTATTCCAAACGGCAGCACAGCTGAAAAACTCATCAATACCTCTTTGACCATCAACTACAATGCCACCATCAATAGCAAGTGCTATATTATCTCGTCCTCCGGTTACACTAATAGATACACCCCTATTTATATCATAAGGTCTTGAACGGTGATCGTAGAATCTTCCTAAATAATCGACTCCCATTGTACTAAACGGACCTACAATAACTTGCCTATTTTTACTATTAAAACCAATCATATCATCGTAAAGGAACATCTCCTTTTTATCTATAGTTGGTATACTAGTAGAACCTGTCCCTATACTATTAGCAGAAATCTTAAAGCCTCCAATAGTGCCATCAACAGCTTCTATTCGTTTTACAACGAGTTTGTTTACATCGATAAAATCAGCGACGATCTTTCCATCACTGATAAACGTCTTCCCTCCAACCAATATCGCACCTGTTTTAGGGAGTGATAATTTCCCGTCTGCTGTCAATTCAAGCCCGGTTATATTGTGCTTAATCGAACCGCCTGTCATTAACCAACCTTGCGTTTTTGATAGATTACCGACGAATAAACCCGATGTTCCTAATATGTCGATCGTCGCATTTTGAGCTACTAACAACTGCGTAGCGACATTTATAAATTCGTTAAACAAAGTCCATTTCGTTACATCGAAAGAAGAACCGGAATTATGATCCGCACGACACGAATAAGTATTACCGTTGTAGATGATAGTATCTCGATACTGCGTGTTGTTAACATAGTTAGTATTTGCTTTCCACTCGCCGCGCGGACGGATTAGAGCACCGGGAAGCCCGGTTGCTCCAGTTGCTCCGGTTGCACCCGTATCTCCCTTATCACCCTTGTCTCCTTTGTCGCCCTTGACCTTCGTCCAAGTATAAGCGGAAAACGTATTGCTGTCTGCCGCCGTGAAGTCGGTGTATTGTCCGATGTATGCGCCCGGCGTCTCACCGTTGTTAGCAGTAAACGTCGTACCGTTGTCCGAGTACTTGATATGCAGATAAGAAGTTTGTCCGTTGGCTCCGGTTGGTCCGGCAATACCTTGATCTCCTTTAGGACCTTGAGAGCCTTTCAACTGCACCCACTTATAAGAAGTGTATCCAGTTGGAGCGGTCGCGCTAGTTGTTACCGCCGTACCGATATAAGTGTTCGGAGTGTCAGACATCGGATTACCGTTCGCATTAGCGGAGTACTTCACGTGAAAATACTGTGATGTGCCGGGAATACCTTGTGATCCGGTCGGTCCTGTATCACCTTTGTCGCCTTTTGCCCCGGTTGCACCCTTATCACCCTTATCGCCTTTGTCTCCTTTGTCGCCCTTGACACCCGTTTCTCCCTTAGAGACATATTTAAGCCAATCAGTAGAATTGTCTGTTGGTTCTTGGATTGTTTTGTCTGCAATACATATCCATGTACTGCCATTGCATACAACTTCATCATAGTACCAATATGTGCCCGGCGTCCATACTCCTTTGAAAGCAGGTACGGGAACTTCGGTTATACCGTCGTTAGATAATTGCTTGATAGTCCCGGTCATATACACATTGCGGAGATACGCACTATGTCCGGTCATTTCGATACCAAACAATTTCAAGTTAGACAAGTCGCCCAACTGCATAGCGATCATTTCCTTTGAAATCTCCCAACCGTCTACACCTGTCAGGTAACGGACATAGCTTTGTGTCGAGTAGCTCGATTTTTGCCGCTCTTTGTTTGTGAAGTTACCATACGAAACGAAGTGCATAGCCTTGCAAGGGTGTGCGGTTGTACCAGAACGAAGCGCATATTTAAACGTGGAATCACCGATCTTTTCAGTAATACGAAAATAAGCGGTTTGAAATCCGGTTGAGTCGTTGAATATACCTTTGCAAATATCATCTACCTCTATTTCTGCTATTTCGCCCGGTTCGAGTTTAAGGTAGATAATCCGATTTGATTCGTCTATACGTTCGATGATCCCGCCGCCCGGAGCGTTCCACTCTTCACCCGAAACGATTGATACGCGGTTGTAGCGTAATTCAGGAACTTCAAGGAAATCACGTAGACGAAGAGATTTTGCATCTATACGACCGTCTTTGCCGATTAACCAACCGATTAAGCCTTCTGTGTAGTCATTTGAGGATATATCACCGGAAAAAGTCGCTGATTTGGCAATCAGTTTATCAAGAACGTTGAGTATTTGCGTTGTTACCGTCGTTGCGGTTAACGTATCCGTAGAAATACCCTTCGTTACGTCTAGCCCATTGTCAACGATTAAACCACCTAGCAACTTGATAAGAAATTGTGCCGTTTGCGGCATTTTTTGTTGCCGTTTCGTCTGGTGCTGTTTTGGATAGATACGAGTCTTTTAAAGAGTCGATAGCCGCATCTAGTTCCTGCCTTATGCGCAAAGAAGAAAACGTATTATCGTCGGTCGGTGCCGTATTATTATCGGTCAGAGCAATAATACGAGACTTTATTTCAAATAGGGAACGAAGAGATGAAAATACATTGTTATCGGATGATGTACGCCCATCGTCCATCTTTAATACGTTAAGATCAACGCCACCGCCATTTATAGGCGTTGGCGTTGTTGTACTAATACTTACCGAACTGGAATTGCGTAAATACTTATTCCGAAACGAATGAGGCACTTTTTTATTTTCTACTTCTATCATGTTTCTATTAATGATACGTTACAACTTTCATTTGCGTAATCAATACTCATTTGATCTACTATCATTTCTCTTTTGAGGGAATTTTCATAAATCCTAGACAGTATCGAAAAGCCACGATTCAAATTATTGCTGTATCTAAATTTAGGAGCTTTATAATGTGTATAAAACTTGTCTATTAGTATTTGTTCCGGCAATACATTTTTATCGTGCAACGGGCTATATACCGTTTTTAAATAATCAAATTTATCCCCTGATTTGGTAGCGCAATTTGAGTAAGAAGAAATATTTTTTGCGTTTGAGTTGATTAGTAGTTCGATGTCGTCCATTTCTGTTACATTATTGTCGTTTATCACGTTGCTGTAAACTACGTCGGAGTCGTCAACTGCATTATTAAATATATCGTATGTAACTTTATTGTTAGTATACTTAAATGTGAAATCGGATATATGAAAAGCAGTGCACGGGTGACAGCCTCCATCCGTTCGATACATAGGATATTTTCCTAAATGATTAGGAGTGCTTACTTCAAAGCGTATCTTTCCACATAGTATTTTATCATCTGGAAGTTTAATCGCGACTCCGTCCGTTGAGTCATACAAATTAAATCTATAACTAACAGTATTCGTTAATCTCTTTTCATCATCGAAAACTTTATCACCTTCTTTGTTTATATGAACCAAATAGAAACCATCTTTAAGCGTACATTCGTCGTGATACCATTTTTCGACAAAAATATCTTCGCCATTTTCCCTATACGCATAAACCTTATTTCTATCCTCGAACCCGCCGGAAGCTTTTTCACCGCTAGCTGAATCAGACTCGCCCTTATTTACAAATCTCCAATCTCCAAATGCATCCTTATACCTATACCATGTAGCCCCTTTATAAGTTAAGTTATGCGTATTTTTATAATAGCCTCGATTTACTCGATCCATATAATACTTTTGATTTCTCCATACTTCACCATCATAATAGTAATCATCTATATATAATTTGCAAGGAACCATCGTATTATCAAATCCGGCGCCATATTTTGTATTAGAGTATACTTCATCGGACGTTTTTATTATATCGTTTGGAAGAAAAGAGCCGGACATTCTATAAGCGATATTTATTATGAAATATCCTCCTTTGAATAAAGAATACTCTCCGTTTTTCAATGTTAAAAGAGTCTTTCGAGAAGCACTAATTATATTATACGCTTGCAAGAATGAAACGCAGGTTTTCCAACTTAAAGAAGACGGTTCCCCGTCCTCTGTTGTGTATTCGCTGTACTTCTGCCATACTACACCGGAATATATATCATTAACGTTGTCGATAGTCACTTCAACACCTTCCGCCGGAATATCAAGAAAGGAAAAACTCGGTATCAAATACCCCCAATTCTCTTTAGATTTAAAAAACGAATTAAGAAGAGTGTAATTCTTCCCGTCTATATCCTTACTAGATATATAGTATTTATTGGGATCAGAGTTTTGATTTATTATATCCTTTTCGTCGTCGAGCAACTCCGGGCATAAGTTGGTTATCTGATTCATATTAGCAACAACAGATACTTTATTATACACATCACCAAGCGATATACTTCCCACGCTTTCAGATACGCCAATATTACGCACATTCAATAGTGCGGAAGGGATTGTTATACTTTCACATGTATCGCTTATTCTATCATAAACGAAAAAATGAAGCTCGTCGTTTTTGATAAAATCATAGTCGATCATATAATAAGCATCCTGATACTGAATGAACGTCATACCAATATATTTAGAGATTTCTTCTAAAACATCTCTACTATTCATCGGCTCGTTAGCTTCATCAAAGAAATTTCGTTCATGTATATAAATATCTTCTATCAAAGAAGTAGAAACATCTTTCGAGATTCTATTAGTTTTTTGAAAGTACAATTTGTTTAGAATCTTTCCGGGATCGGCAATATCAAGAATGTGCATTATTACATCTTTGAAACTTTTAAAATAGACCTCGGAAGAATTAATATAAGAGTACTTCTTATTTTCCAAAACGGAAATAGTATCGATTGCCTGTATCTCCACTATATTAAGCGGAGTTATATAATCGCTCGAATATAAATTTGGACTCATATATCCAAACCACTCTAAAACATCATCGGTTTTATTATACAAACGAACTTCTATATTTTGCCCTTCGGCTGTATATAGGTCTGATAAAATTTTATCTGTCAATATGCTTGTTACCGAATTAGACATTTTCAACGGCTTGTATAGAGTGTCCGATTCATACTCAACAGTAAACGGGCTATCTGTTAGGGTGAGTTCTTCGGAATACGTTGCAAAGACCGTATGAATTTCGATTCTATACGTCTTGTCTTTCCTGCTCTTAAACTCTGAATAATATCTTAGTTTCATCTTACTTTGCTTTTCTGATTATAATGATTACTCAAAACTCCTTCCAAATCTCTTCCATGTATGCGAAACGTTACGTTTGCGGGCTGATTTCCATTTTCTGCAGACGGTGCAATCTTTTGCGATAAGGAGCCATATAAACCGCTATTAAGCATTTGAAACAAATTACTTTGCTGTGATCCGTTTAGAATCATCTCGCCTGAATTGAGTAAAGCCGGAACTTTATCGCCTGTGAATGATGTGCCAGGCACAATACCACCCGTTGCGAATTTAGGAATACTAGCCATTGCAGCGACGACGGCAGCAACGGCGGCTCCCGCCAATAACCAACCGACAACGGGCGTTTCTGCTGCGGAAGCTACGCCGCTAACTACTGCTTCGGTCTGTTTCGCAGTTATTAACGATTGAATAGCCGGAATAGCTTGCGCAATACTGGATATAACATTTGCGCCCCATTGAAGATACGCCGCCGCACTTTCATTGGTTATTCCAGATAAAGACCCCATAATACTACCAACTGCAGATAGAGATTCGGCATACCTTTCATTCATGTCTATATCTTCTTTTTTAAAAAGCGGATCATATTTCGGCAACTTTAAGTTTTTACCTTCTTTCCCATGAGTAGGAACTTTATCTTTATACGTTGGTTTTACCGGAAGAGACAAAGCGCCGTCTTTCATTTCACCATGAGCACTTTTGAACGTTTCTTGCTCTACAACAAACTTTAAACTTATCCTCTTTGATTCGAGTTCATTAATTGTTGCTTGAATGGCGGAACGCGCTTGCATGTCGGTTTCAGCAATAAGTTTTTTATTTTGCTCTGCGATTTGCGTGTCATACCAAGCGATAGAGCCCTCTTTCGGTTCTTCCTTTGGCGTTTTCCCGCCCATTCCTGACTGTGAAGCGCGGTTCGCCGCTTTCGTCATACTAGATAAATTCCGTCCCGCCGCCTCTGCTGCCGTTGCAACGTTTATTAAATTCTGCAACCATTCATCACTCTTCTTTACTAAAATCGCGTTATATTGTATTGCATCCTGATACTTCGATAACATCGGGCTTATTGCCTTACTCAATGCATTTGTATCTGTTGTTGTAACCGTGTGCACATTCATTCCAGAACCCACCGTTTCGTAAGTTGTGAATTTGGCTTTTAAACGATCGTATTCATCTACGAAGTCTTTATACTGTTTCGCTAATTGTGCCTTTTGTTTATCGCCTACCGAAGATACATCTAATCTCAACACTTTATCTATATCTATTGCCGAAACATCTACGCCGTCAAGTCCTATTGCCGCCTTTACCATTGCTTGTAATGCGTTTTGACTTCTTTGTTTATATTGTCCTACGATTTCCTCTTGGTCTTTCAGCGTCTTGTCTAATAGTTCCCTAGCTGCTTTCTTTTGCTCTTCCGTTGAATCCTTATCTTTTAAGATAGTTATTTGTTCTTGTATGGTTGCTTGATTCTTTGCATCAAAATAAGAGAACGACATTTTTGTATTTCCTAATTGATCCATCGCGCTGTATGCTTCGCGTGCTAGACGTATAGTTTCGGTTAACCCGTTCATGAACGGCGTCCAGTCTCCACTACCGATAGAGTAGAAAAACTGGTCTACGCCACCTTTTAAGCCGTCCATAGTACGGGCATATTCATCTCCTAGCGTCTGACTGCTATTCATTACTTTATTGAAACCCTCCGAGGCAGTTACAGCAATACCAAGAACCCCGGCGAACTTCATAACTCCCGATACTGCAACGCCGGACATTTTAGAAATGTCGCTTTGAAAAGCGTTTACATTCTTCTTCGACTTATTTAGATTTGCGTCAAAGTCATTCGTTTTAAGCAATAATCTTGTTACTATATCAGACATCTTTATGCGTGTTTAATTGTGATTCTACTTCTTTTGCTTTAGCTCGTAATCGTTGCATCTCTTCGTCCGTTACGCTCGTATCTTTCTTTTCTTCTTCATCCCACGGGAACCGGAGTATATCGGTTTGCTTTAGCGTTTTAGTGCTATTCGATTGCGCTATAATGAAACCTAGCAATCTAGTTTGTTCCCACGCTTCCCGATTACGTCGATTCAATCCGTCTATAAACGATTCAACCTCGATAAAGTCCATTTTATCGAGGAAGTAATCGGGAGCGATCCCACCCTCACCGACAACGCGCGAATAAAGTTCGCGTATACTTACGGCTTTCGTTTCCGCGTCGTCACCTTCTTTTTTTTTACGTCATTTCCTGCCGATTGCGAACGTAGTTTGATTTCATCCAAAATAAATTCTTTGAATTGTTCGAATAGCGTCAAGTCATTTTCGCATAATTCGATAAATTCCTCAAATTCCATTTTGAACAATTCCTGATTAGAGGCAAGCAGGAATGAATAAAACAAAAGAAACTCGTCTAACATCTTCCCGAACTGAAACGGATAGCCGGATATAGATTCGAACACAAAGAACGCACGAAGCGTATATTTCAAAGAAAAATCTTTTCCGTTAAGTGATATTGTTTTCATTGAATAAGTCGTTTAGAGGGCGGCAAAACACCGCCCGTAAGTTATTTACTAGCTGCTTCCTTTGCAAGCGGTCCGGTTCCTTCGAAACTGATTGATAGTGTTGCTTTGTCACCATCCGGCGCATTTGCTTCTAGCGAAGTGATAACCGCACTACCTGTATATGCACCTTCCGCTAGCGTCCATCCGGCGGCGGGCATTTCGTTTACGTCAGGATTGCCAACAACGCCAAATTTCAGAACAACAGGTTTATGCGCCAAGAACAAAGCGAATAGTTTATCGTAGCTATTCGCATCTGCATCCGCGCTAAACACATTTTCGCTTGAAGCGTTCCAAGAAAGTTTCTTGATGTCCTTCTCCGTCCAGATACCCGAATCTTTACTTTGCGTGTCGATTGTTTCAGCCGAAAGCCCCAATTTGCAAGATGTGGCAAGTGCGATGGCTTTACCGTCGATGAATAACATTAGGTCTTTTCCTAACACTGATTTTGCTTTACTCATAATTTTATCGTGTTTTAGTTAATTATTCAGTTTTAAATGAGAATACGAGGCTTTGAATAAAAGTATCTTCTATAAAATCCTCATTCGCACTAATTAGTTTAGAATCGATCACATCGAAGTTATCATAACTTCCTCGTTTGTTTTCGAGTGATTTACGTACCTCTTCCGCGATTGTTACAGAGTTCAAATAGTTATCACTGGCGACAACGATCTCAACCGAAACTGTGTCACCTGTGCCGTACCTATCTTTCGTATATTCCGGCGTTAAGGAGTTGCGTTTGTAGATCACAAACGGAAAAGATGTTTCCGTTTTGGTCGAGATAGCATATATTTTATCAGAAACCAATTTTGCCAACTCTGTAGAGTCGCTTAATTTCTTATATACGTGTGCGCCTATTGATAAACTCATTTCTTTTTATTTGCTACTTTCATTATAGAATCAATTATATTTTTCTCTAGTGAGCTCTCTGCTTCTTTCTGCTTCGATTTGACCGCATTAGAAAAGAAGTGGGAAGCATTTATAATACCCCTATTCGCTCCTTTTTTGGTAGCTCGTTCTTTTGTTCCTGATTCGAACCATTTCAGCATATAGGCGCGTGATCCCTTTTTGCGTCGGTCGATCAGGTCGACCCGTGCGCCGGAAGCATTGCGATAAACTGCTATGTTTATTTCGTTCTTTAACGGTTTGAACGATACGCCATTCTTAGAACTGCTAAATTCCGCATCATTAACAGCAGAAACTAGATTTTCCTGTGCCTGTTTACGAATGATAAGAATCGACTTTCTAAGAGCGGAGGAAATTGCCTTCTTTGCTTCTTTATCGTTCAACCGTTTAAGTAGTTCGTTTACTCGCGTTGCATCCACTTCGACGCGATACAAGTTGCGCCCGGTGTAATTGTCGTTACTCATTGATTACCTCCGCTTCTATAACCGTTGCTTGTTGCTTCCGGTCGTGATTGATAGATAGAATCTTGTATTTCTGCCCGTCGTATTCGATCCTCATTTTAGCGTTGATCTCTTTACAGATGCGAATCATTATCGTATTAACGGTCGTATTATATATCTCGCCGTTCGCTTCTTTACGTGCACCCGACTTAAAGCGAATGTATGCGCGTTTATCGAATACTTTCACCCAACTTTCAGACGTGCCGCCCAGATTATCGCGCTTTGACTCGCTACGGTAAAAAGCGATCATTTCGTTTAATAATCCTGCTTGCACTACGTATATCGTTTTAAAGGTTGCAGTAATAGTTCTATGTGTCCCGGAATAACTTGCGGAGTGGCAAATGTTACCGATTCACGGTTTGCGTAGTAATTCGCTATAAGGATGCGGATCGCGTGCCAGATACGCCGATCTATTTTTGCGTCCTTAACGTAGGTATCTAGCGGATTATTTAGATACGATTCGATAAGAAGTTGAACGGGGTCGATAAGCCCGGTTATATACGCGTCGTCCGTGTCGAAGTCAACGTTTAAATGCTGTTTGAGTTCTTCGAGTGTTACGTATTGTGCCATATTGTATAAATTAGAAAGGGCTAGAGCCGAAGCCCCAGCCCTTTAGTGAATGATAGGTTATAGGGTTAAGCAGAAGCCTTCTTCTTTGCGATAGCAAAGGCTTCCGGGCGTACTGCCAACTCGTCAAACTTTGTATTTAATACAAAGTAGGTGAGATTCTTTTTCGCTCCTGTGTATGGATCAACAGTCAAGCGCATTTCTCCAAATTGACCTACCAACGCATAAGAGAAAATTCCGAACCCAAGAATGTCATCACCGATGTATTCCGTTGAAAATACCGGATAACCGTTAATCTTTCCATCTTCAAGAATCATTCGAGAACTTCCCGCTTCGCGTGGAGTAGATTCAAGATCGGCATAAGTGAAAGCCGAACAAACATAACAGGCGGTAGCATCAGCAGGAACACCCGCTTTCAAAACAGATGCTTTCAACTGGCAAACATTTTTCCAACTCAAAGCGGAAGTATATTCGATATTCGGAGTTGCTTTCACAAATACGCCCTCACTCGCCTTTGATGTGATCTTAGTAGGTGAAAACATCCATTTGTTTAACAAGCGTTGCAAAGCCATTGTAATTTGTACTAAAACAATGTCACGCAAAGCAAAATTCGTTTCGTCGATAGCATCATTCGAAACAGGAACGGACAAAGAGCAACGTTTCGGAGTCGGAGTCAACTTAGAAATGTCGATCTTTGAATCGTTTACTTCGGCGTTCTCGTCCTCAATTGTAGCTTCAACACCCGACACAACTGGAAGAATCCATTTGCCATACATTCCGCTCTGCATCTTGCACCCTACTTTGTCAAGAATCAACCCTTTTTCAAGTGGCAAAATAACGTCTCCAACTGTTACGGGGATCAACGGATCAGATGCGGCGGTATCCATGATATTTCCAACGGCTCGTTCGTGAGGAATAACCAACCCTTTATTTACAATAATACCTTGATACTTGTCCGATGCTCCATTATTGCGCAACAAACAAACCGCTTCTGCGAAAGCTCTTTCACGTTCGATTACATTTTGAGGAACAACAGTACCAAGAGCGCGTTTTTCCATGCGTACTTTGATAACGTCCCGCTCGTTTTTCAGCGCGTCGAATTGTTCTTGCTCTTCCGGCGTTAAGCCGCGTTTTTCTGTTTCCGCAACATCTAAAATTGCGTTCATGTCTCTTTTAATAACTGCTAGTCTTTCTACGTAGTTCATAATCGTAATCTTTTAAATTTGTGTTCTTAATTTTTCTATTTCTATTTGATAATTATCGCTCTTTGCAGGTTGTAGATGTATCTCTAAGCTGCGCAATGTAACATCTGTCCCAAAATAAGCCGGATCGCTAACAATAGAGACATCAAAGATTTTATCAATCTTAGTAACCGTACGTATCAACAGCCCATCTCTTTGCGAGTACTCGACATTTCTTTTTTCATCTGTGATATAAGCAAAAGAAGAACCGAATAAATCTCCTCTTTGAATCATTTCTATCGCGTAGTTTCCATCCTGCGTATTAGGCGAAGCAAAACGGTACATACACCCGTAATCATCAAGACATAAGGATAAAGACCCCGTCCCATTGTTAGACCTCGCTAAAAGCCTTTGTTTATTATGTTCTAGTAATGCCTTAACATCACAACTACGGAGTAATTCTTCGGAAACAGCACCCGACTTAATGATTTCAATAAAGAAACGTTTCTTTTCTAAGTCGTACATAACACGGCTTTCACGTTCAAATACAATCGCATACCCTTCTATATTTCTTTCGTCTAATAATTTCGGGGCTGCATTTTCTCCAAAACTTCTAATTTCCATCGTGTTTCATTTATTGTTTTACTCTATCTGCGTTTCTTCTTCTTTTGGTAGCTCGTTTTCTTTGTTCGTTTCCGATTCGCCCCGTATTTTAGGAGAATCAGCCGGGGCAACATTACAAGTTATAAATACAGTATCACCGCCCGGAATAGGCGCTTTCCCTAAATGGGAACGGATTTCATTCGATGTAATGCCACCTATTTCAAGGAGAGTTTTCCAATATGTTACCTGTGTCATTAAATCGGTTTGATACAGAACTGACAAATCGAAATTAATCTTATAATCCATCGAGACAGAATCAGGAATTAACTTCAACTCAAATTCCGATTCGATCTGTCTCAAATAAGGTTGTAAGGTATCTGTCAAATAAGAAACTTGCCCCATTTCAGAAGCCTTATAATTGGTGGGTTGCCCTGCAAATACCTTATCGGGATGAACACCATAAAAGCGACAAATGTCTAATACCGTCAGCTTCTTATTTTCTATTAATTGAGTATCTGCCGGAGTGAATGATAATTGAGCAAACGACATATCACCATTGACCGAAACAATATCGCGACCGGAATTCAATTCACTTTCAACACGTTCAGCAACATCGGAGGTCTGAATATCAGTTAATGCGTTAAGCCCTTTAGCTTCTCCCTTCGTGCCGGATATAATCCCTTTGATCTTTCCGCCATTCTGAAACGTTTTTAACGTTTGATTATCTGCGCTAGCGGCTACACTCATGACACGCGAGGCGGATTCTATGACGCTGACACCTGTATATCCCCCGTCTTGACTATTATGTCTTAAATGAATAATATCGTTCGATCCAAACACGCCGTTTATGTGATTAATAATATCACAAACAGTATATGTATCAGTATATTTGTCGTAAGTGGTAGAGCCGGGAGAAAGTAATACTAAAGCGGTTGGTTCTCCAAATGTTCTACGAATGAAGATGTACGCATTTCCCCGGTTCACCATCAATATAACCATATTCCGAATAAATTCGAAACTGCTCATTCTTCTATTTGGTCTACGCGTAAGGAGTCTATATAAAATCTCCTTTTCATCCGGGACAAAAACAGCGTTTTTCTTCCGTTTGTATTGAAGTGGCAAAGAAGCAATCGTACCGGATAGAATTGCCGTACAACGATACGCGGCGGATAGCTTCATCGCCGCATCAGTACTATATACATTTATGGGCTGTGATGGAAGAGACGACATATTAGTATTAATATAATCGTCCAATCCTAGAGAGCGGATAATCGCGTTTCTTAGTTTATAACGTAGTTTCATCGTGCTATTGTGTATAATTATTAAATAAGTAGAATGTCATTAGGTTTGTTATCGTCGAATCAATCTTAGCATTATGCGTTTTCTTGACTGGCTTCTTATTCATGTTCCGATCTTCGTCTAATACCGCATTACTAAAACAGTACGGCGTAATCGGATTAGGGCTAAAGGTGAGCTTACTCCGATACAAAGCAAGTTCAAAGGATTCGATAGGGCTTGTAAACGTTCCGTATGTCTGTTTAACAGGCTTAATATATTCACTCGCACCGCCTACGGAATAAGTAAGAAGATTCACAAATTCAGCCGATTTATAAGGATCATAGCCAACTCCCATGATTTGTAAATACTTTGCACGCGCAAGTATATCGTTTACTATTTGCTGATAGTCTATTATATCACCATCGCAAAGAATTAAATAGCCAGCTTTCGCCCAACCTTCGTAAAGTTCCCGATTCGGATGATCTTTCAAAGCTCCTTCTGGAAAATAGTAATCCGTATGTGAATGAAAAGAACCGCTTTCTTTCGAATAGATATTATAAGTAACTGTAGAAAAGTCGTCTCGAACGGATAAATCAACCGCCGCCATCGTTAGCGGATAAGTACCGATACTCTCAATTCTAATATCTTTGAATCGTTCTTCTATCTGCTTTGCCTCAATCCATTTTGTTGTAGAATCAACCGCAAACACATTTAGTAACTTTGTCCGAAATTCTAGTGCGTCCGGTGCGCTATATAAAGCCTTCTGGTATGCGTCGATATAGAAATCTTCATAAACAGTTATACCCATGTGTGGTTGCACTTTACGCCACGTTGCCGGATCGCCTTCCTCGTCGTCTACGTCTGGCTCAAAGATGTGTGCAAATATGGAATCATTTTCAATCTCACCGCGTAGGATTGCTTTGTACATTTTCAACATCTCCACAAACGGAGCCGTTTCTTTATCGGATGCGGTAGTTATAACTACGGTTAAAGGGTTGAGCCGTGCGCCCATTGAGGAAGTTAATACATTCTTCAATGCGGCGCTATCGGCTTGTGAATACTCGTCTACTATTACCATGCTTGCGTTAAGTCCGTCTAATTTATCCGGGTTAGAGGCAAGGCAACGGGCAAAAGAGGTTTTTCCCTTTATGCGGTTATATATGATTTCTCGATTAATTTTGAAGTGCCTAAACTTCGGATCGAGAGACTTTAAAATATTACGTATTTCATCAAAACAAACTTTCGCCTGATTATATGAGTTTGCAGCAACGTATGTTTGTGCGTTCGCATCACCGAACAACAAATCGTTAATCGAAAGACTCGCTACACTTGTTGTCTTACTGAATTTACGCGGAACGAATAGAAGAGCTTCGCGAATCAAACGCTTGTTTGTGTCAGGCTTGTAAAACGCGAGAATATTAGAGAACTGAAACACCTGTATCGGAGTCAGCTTGTATCTAGTCTTTCCCTTTGTGCCGGAGAATTTCAAACGCTCGTAGAACGTGACAAACTTCTTTACTTCCTTGATCCGAAATTCGTATTTATCGAGGAAAACAAAGAAGCGGCGAACGGCTAGCAACTCATAAAGGTTGTGCGCATCCGGATTGTTAATACAACCTTTGATATACACATTTAGTCTTTCGTCTGCCCTATCTAGCTTATACGAATCAACGTCGATGTTATGCAAGTCGGAGATAACCGACTGCTTTAACGCTACCAGTTCATCTCTATTCTCCTTGTTCATCGCGATCTATTTTGTTTACTTCGTTAATCAAGTCGTTTACTTCGTCATCGTCAGATGCAGAAAGCGTTTGAAAGGTCAAACCAAGTTCGCGTAATTGTTTGCGCGTTGCTTCGAGTGCATCGAATAAAACTTTGAAAGCAGGATGCGCCGTGAGTTTATCATTATTTTCGCGGGACACTTCTTTCACGTATGACTTCATACGCTTCTTTGAAATATCGTTTAGTGCAATTTGAAACGCCATATATGAACCTGCGCAAAGAGTTATACAGAGGTCTAAATCTTCCGTATATGTTCCCTGCGACTCCATCGCGGCGCGAATCTTTTCTTTTATGTCGTCCAAATCACACATTTTTATAGGCTTTTTGCATATAGGAAAAGATCGCAAGTATTTGGTAGCTCGGAAGATGCGCGCAAAAAGTTTACCCCCAACGCGCACCCCCTCGTTTCAAAAATTACTCGCGCGTGTAAATATGAGGTGAGGTGGGTTTAGCGTATCGCGTTAAAAAATAAAAAACCGCCCCCCTCTTTCAAAATAAAAGATTTATTAGCATTTAATTTTGAATGTAATAATAAAACTACTATTTTTACCCAAAAAGAAAGACTATGAATAACTTATTAATAATTGGGAATGGATTTGATTTAGATTTAGGGTTGCCAACTAAATACTCTAATTTCATTGAAAGTAAATACTTTAAAAAACAGAACATTAGGAGAGGAAGTAAACTATTTAAATATATCAGTGAAACATATCATGATAAAAAATGGATTGACATTGAGAATGAATTAAAAAGATTTGCCTTAGATGATAAAGGGAAAAATATTCTATTTAATAAAACAGAAAAAGATTTTGAACTCTTAAGAGTTTCATTATGTGATTATTTATCTAGTTTAAGCTATGAAAGTATAAACAAAGAGTCGGCGGCATGTATGCTTATTGAATCAGTTATAAATAATTACCTTTTCAAAAAAGTGTACACATATAATTATACAGATTTAGAAAAGATCATCGATATATTAGATGTAAAGAAAACCTTTAATAATCAAATTGAAATAGAGTATGTTCATGGAAAAGTAAATGATAAATCAATAATATTAGGTTTTGAAGATTCGGCAGAAGTGAAGGATGATTATTTATTTATGATAAAATCATTTAGCCGTCATTTTCGCTCGCATAATATACAATACGACATGATACTTGCCGATGAAGTAATCTTCTTTGGACATTCATTGGGAAGTACCGATTATCACTATTTTGAACATTTTTTTAGAAACTAATCGAATGAACAAATAAAAAAAGAAGATTCTAAAATAATTACGATATTTACCTATGACAATAAATCTAGATTAGAAATATTAACTCAACTTAGAAGCATGAATGAGAAAAAGACAAATCTACTATTTAGTTTAAATCAATTAAATATCTTTTGCACAAAAGATGGAGAAGGAGATAAAGAAAGGATAGAAGAATATTGCAAAAATCTTAAAACAAAAGGGATCGCCGCTCAAAAAGAAATCATAAGCAAGACAGCAGTAGATCAAAGAAAAAAGGGCTAACAAAATATTAGCCCTAATAAAGTGCTATCATTTCAAAAACTTATCAACAAAACGTTCCGTCATTCGTTTATTATTCGCCTGCACCGCCTCTTTCGAATGACTGAAAGCGCGCCGATGTTTATCGGAATGGCACGAATGGCATAGACTTTCCAGATTGTTATAATCAAACATTAGTTGTCTCATTCCGAGTTCATGCGACACGGACTCAACCGGGACAGTGTGATGTACTTCCGTTGCAAGCGTACTGCGATTGTTCGCCTCGCACATCTCACAAACCGGATTGCTTTGTAGCTTCTTAGCTCGAAGTAACTTCCATTTGTTGGAGTTAATCATCTTAATGTAATGCGGGTTTCTACTCATTGTTCGTCATAATTAAAAAGAATCTTATCACATTGATAACAATCGTGCAACTCCTTTCGTGTCGCCTCGATGTCGTCCGTTTCTATCTCAACTAAATGCGTCTCGGACACATTGCCCGACTTGCATTGAATACGCCTAATTATATACATAACGTTTCGATCCGATCCAGTCCGTTAACAAGTAACCTAATCCGGGCGCAATTACCATCGCATCGAGTCGACTGCGTTTCCTGTTTGTGTATCCGGCTTGCACAACCTTTGCAGTTCTTAGACGGACACATTTGTTTATACACTTCGATAGCTTGCCGCCTCGTTTCGTCTCTCTGTATCCGAGCCGCTTCAATAGCGACTTTTCGGATTAAGCCACGCGAGCGGATGCGCTCGTTTGTGGCTTGTTCGATGTACTGTTTTACTTTACTCATTTTACCGTGTTATTTTTAGGTTTGTAATTCCATCCGTTTAACTCGTAGACTTTCCGTTTCGCCTCTTCTTGCGTTGCCGCATCATCTACCTTTGTGTCTCCGTCTGGATCGCGACGATAGATATTGAAGTGTCGAAAACGAGGGGAATAATAATACTTTGATTGATTTTGCGTTTGATTCATTCTTTATAGAATATACAAAGCCCGAAAAGCTCTATTTATTGTTATTTCTTTTATTTCTTAGATAAATTAATTACATTTGAATCGTCGTATAACCTATTTTTATTTTATACTTATGGAACAGTATTTATTTGGTTTTATTCTTTATCAATGTGATCCTAGAACTTTCACAACGATTATGACTGACTCTGTTTACTTTTTACTGACCGAAGATGAAGCTTTTAGAAAATACAAAGAATTAACATCGAAATTGGAAAAAGGTCAGTTTATAGTAATTAAACGAGTCTAAGTATATACAATTCTTAAAATTTTAGCTATACACGAAATGCTCAATCGTCGTATAGTTAATCTAATATTGCCATAATTCTATCGTTTATTAGTTCTACACAAACATTCTAGGCTGCATCCGCGACAAAATGATTTTATTCGCATCTGCATAGAACTTCTTCTTTATCTCAAATCCGTATGCTTTTCGCCCGCATTGAGCGGCTGCAAGTAATGTTGTACCACTTCCGGCGCATGGGTCTATTACAACATCACCCGCATCGGTGAAAAGTTCGATCAACCGCTCAAGCAACGGAACTGATTTTTGTGTCGGATGAATCCGCGGTGTATCTATGTCTCTAGGATAATCGAAACAATTAAATACCATCCGACCGCCATTATTGAATTTTGGCAGTTTATCCCGATACAAGAGTACACCATATTCACAATTACCAACGACCTTCATATTAGCCTTTAAAACTTGTGCCGAAAAGTTCTTTTTAAATACCAGATTGATATATTTGTTCAGCCCGTATTCCTTCGCTTTCTGTATAAGTTCGAATTGTTGCTGAAATTCACAAAAGACAATCATACAGGGGGATTTTCCTTTTTCTTTTGGCTCTTTAACGAGCATCTTGCTACAAAAATGAAGAAATTCAGTAATTCGAAAATCCTTATCGGTATCGAAAAATTCTTTTCCAGCTAATTCGCTTTCTCCATTAGAATTGTCTCCGTCGATATACCAAGATGGATTAGAACCGTATGCGTTCTTCCCAATGTTGTAGGGAATATCCGCAATGATTAGTTGTGCTTTCGGAATACCGTATGTTTTATAGTTCTGGAAATGATCGTTAAATAGTTCTACGTCTTTCATTGAAGCAATAATATTAGTCGTTAATAAATTCGTCCTCGTTCTCTACTACTTCACTCTTGACAGGCTTCTTCACCGGAACGCGAATTGCCTTTTCTGTAAACTTGTTCGATAGATATTGTTTCGCCTGTTCCCAATCTGTAAAGTGTAAATTTGGATCAGTATAGAGCGAGATAATCGTAGAGTTTAATTTATCGAGTGCTCCGAAAGCACTTGAATTTATTGTGCCGTCTAGAGGTGAAAACTTGGCAACTAAGCCGTTATAATTCTCTGAAACAAATCGGTCGATATACTTCCGATTCCGTTCGTTTGCTTCGGCGTGTTCTACAGGAACGTCGTGCAAATAATTTGTGTTTGATAGTTTTTTAACCATATTAAAATCCTTCTAATCGTTTCTGTCCGTTCATTTCGTCTACCTTGTGTTGTGGTAGTTTTCGTTTTGGTTTTACATACTCGAAATGTCGTTCCGCCTGTGATAGATCGTAGAACATTTCTTTGATTTCGTCCGGTAGTACTTCTTCATCATCATCGCCTGGCATCGGATCGGCAACCCGGAGAAAGCAGCCTAAAATGTACTGCATAATCTCGTATGTGCTTTTGAAATGGTAGTCAGCGCGAATCTTATCGAGCCTTTGCCATTGTTCCAGATCGACGCGAACCGGAATCTTTTTAAAATACACAAGTTTCTTTTTTCTGCTTCGCATGGTTTCGTTGTATTAATTATCTTCTACTAGCTCCGTTCAAGTCCAAGACGTTAAACATTTCATTTATTCGATCCGCGATATACGCGCCGTAAATACGCTGTATTTCCTTAATCGTTAAGTTCGTTGTAACATGAGTTATTGCCTCATGTCTCAACTCGTACCGACATTGGAAAATATACTGCATCACGTTTAGTTCAGTACCGAAATACTTTGCCGGGATTGGCTCGCGTCCTAGTTCATCAAAACAGATCATTCGCGGCGTACCGTTGTTGTAAGTATACAATTCTAGTGCATCCTTTCCGCGCATCGAAAAGCCGTTTGCAATACAGGAAGCCGAATCAATCCTAAAACCACCGATCGGATAGCCGCCCTTTGCTTTGCCGCGTGTGAAACAACTATATCGGTTTAGAATCTGCATGATAGTACTTTTTCCTGTACCGATGTCACCTCGTAACAATAGCCCTTTATTTGAATCTAGCTTCTCGGATCGTCCTTCAGTATACAAAAACAGTTGGTTCATTATGTTTCTATTCGAATCGTCAATCTTAAAACCGGGGCAAACGTATTTGCAACACGCTTTAAACCACTCCGGGCGCTTCTCTACTTCTATCGGCTCGTCATAGTACGGTAGTCCGTATGATAGAATCGCCGCTATCGGTAGAGTCTGTTTGCTTCTTGTTTCCATATTCGTTTTTATTATTCTTTAGTTCAAAAAATCCCGCCCAATTATTCGCAATCGATTCATCTACGATTTGAGATGCGACCGCCGGATTACCTTTGCTCAATTTCACTAATTTGTTGTAACACGCTTTGAGTGACTTTTCCGATTTGTAATTTTCCCGCCTGTCTTTCTTGTATTCAAGCCAAAGAGTAAACGTCTCTAAAAACTCATTAGATATAAAATCAAAATCTCCATGAGAGACTTTAGAGAGTATATTTATGTTTGGTTTCTGTTTTAGTTTATTATAGTCTGTACTATCCCCTGTATCATTGACTCCCTTATCCCCTGTATCATTGGCTGTCTGATTGGCTCCCTTATTGGCTGTTTGATTGGCTGTTTGATTGGCTGTAAAATTTACAGTAGTAGTTACAGTGGTTTTAAATTCCTTCACGAAAGAATAAGAGCTTATAATACGTTTGTTTTTACCAGATTTATAATAAATCAATCCTGCATTTATTAAAGACTCACGGGCTTTTATTAGTGTTTTCTCATTCACGTTAAGCGCAAAACAAAGTTCAATGTTCGAGCAATCGAAAACGTCCCTCCAATCTTCGCCGTTACAAATAGCCACTAATTCGTAAAAAAGGGCTTGTTCGGTGGCGGTAAATCTGAAACGTCGTCGCGCTTTTCGCATCTTTTCGGTTAGCGTATATCCGTCTATATTCATCACACTTATAAAGTCTATCGAGCGACATAATAACTACAAATCCTTATCCCGATCGCCCGTCCTACTTTCAGGACGGAACAATAGCAAATAAAATTATTCTCTCTTCCTCCATTGCGACACATTCGACAATCGTGTTTTACTTGCTTTTGTGCTGTTTTCTTCACCATTCTTATAC